CGACGGCTATTACCGCTTGCGTCAGCCATTTCGTTTAGGGTAATTTCTGAAGAGTTTGTAGCTTGTGAGAAAGAAAAGCCATCAAGAACGGGAATGTTCCAAACAAAGTTTGGTTGGTTAGCCACGTTAGTAATATCGACTTTTGCATTTCTACTAAATTGTAATTTTGCCATAGTTTTATCTCCTATGCATCTTGAAAAGTCCTAGAGTATTCCACTTTTCTAAACATCATTATAGTGGAATACTCAGGAATTGTCAAGAACTTTTTTTAAGCACCTTTGTAGGCGACAGTTAGTTCATCAGTACCACTTATAGTAGAAGGAAGAGCATGGAAGTTGACTTCCAGGCCGATCACATCGTCTAAAGAGTGTGTTGGTACTTCTAAGTGGCAGTTTGCCATTGTTAATTTAAGTCCAGGAGCTGCGGCCACTCCACCAATATGGAATGTTGAAGCAAAGCTATTGGTTACACTTGTGGTCGCTTCAATAATATCTTCAAATAGATCTGCTGAGCCGCCTACCGTCTTATCTAAGTAAGTAGTAAAGTTGCCTGCGATACTTCTAGTACCTGTGACATGCTCTAAAGGCTGATTTACCATACCAGTAGTTTCTGGAGTAAGATATGTCATATTATTGCTAATAGTAACATTACCTCCAGTAAGAACCAAGTTGTAAGTGCCATCTCCATCGCTATCTCCTGGGAAAGTTGTATGATCTGCAGCAAGTAGAGTCATAGAAGTTAGTCGATTACGTATCATATTACTTGTAGAAGTAGTACCTTCAAATACTGTAGGAGCAGGTGTTGCAGCCTCAGTGATTAGCTTACCTAAGCCTGACCAGTTGATAGTAGCGATACCATCAATATCAAAATCAATGCTGGCTTCATTCACACAACACTCTTCGACTTTATATGTTATTCTACGGCTAAAGGTAACTACGGTCTCATCGGGTACTACCAAAGCTGAGCTCATTTGTACAAACTGAAAATCATTTAGACCGCCGTCATTAGCAGGATCAATCTCAAGTACTGTTCGTGTGCTAGCATTATGAGAAAAACTAATTACATCCCCTACTTCGATACCGGTCACATCCGGAAGAAATAATCGAGCGTTGGACGCACCCGCAGATAGTGCAAGTACAGTATTTCCTGCAGGAATCGTACGATTAGTAGCTGCATCAGTTACTTTTTGCCCTACAGCATAAGTTACAGAACCATCGCTCTCTCCAAACAAAGTTCTAAGATCTGCCTGTGAAGTAGTTCCCAGACTTAAAATGGTAACAACTGAACCGCCGACGAGTGTACCGCCTGTGGTAAGTTTGTTGCTATCGGAATGAGTCGGTAGTGCCAGTATTTTACTTTCGGTACTTGATTCGCCTAAATTAAAGAATATTTGACAAGTGCCTAGATCTGTTTTATTTGTGTCTACAAAATCAATAAACTGCACATTATTGTTCGGAGAGGCTAAAGTATTATGCAATCCTTGTTCCCAAAAAGTATTCTGATTGCCATCAACAGGAGCAACATACGCTGCATTACCTGCCATAAGTGCCCACAGTACTTCTTCAACTGCGTGGTGGCGAGCTACATTGTCTGCGCCGCCTCCTGCAACAGTACCGCTAGCTATGAAAGGTCTTGCATAAGTGGAAAAGCTCCACTCTGCCGGAGCGTACGAGTCCGTAAACATTTGACGACCACGAAGGCTATTACCGCTAGTATCAGACGCTTCGTTTAAAGTGATCTCTGAAGTATTAGTACCTTGAGAAACTGAGAAACCGTCCAGTACTGGAATTTCCCAAATACCTGCTCCTGCTCTTATCACTGCTGTGGTTGACGGGCTACCACCGCCATTAACTGTTACAGTAGGGGTGGACGTATATCCGGACCCTTCATTTGTTACAGTTACATCCGCTACACCTAGAACTATTGTGCCAGCGCCACTTGAACCACCGCCACCAGAAATAGCTATAGTAGGAACGCTAGTATATCCTGTACCTCGTGAAACGATAGTAAAACCTGTTATTGCACCACTTGCGACTGTAGCAGTCAGTACCGCTCCAGAACCACCACCACCATTAACAGCTACAGTAGGAGTACTAGAGTATCCACTTCCTCCTGCTGTTACAGTTGCGGTAGAGACTCCGATAACGGCTGTAGCTGCTGCACCAGAACCTCCGCCACCAGAGAAAGCAAGAGTAGGGGGCTGAGTATATGCCACTCCCCTAGTTTGGATGCGGAGTGCTTTAATTTTATCAAGTCCTATAAAGACTTTTGTATCTCTGCTGAAAAATAGATTTTCAGACATAATGTTTCTCCTATATTGTCTTGAAAAGACTGGAATTTAAGTATTTACTTATACCAATATTTTCTAGTATCGAACCTCTATAAGCATTTCACCAACACCTAAAGGTTCGAGTACACCTTCGTCAGTATCAATACTAACTATGGTGATCTGTTGTGTATGCTGAGTTTTGCCCTGCCTGTCAGTATACTTGAGTCTTGAGTTTTCTTCTAACACCGTCTCTACATCTTCTAGTAGCTCATCTAGCGCTTTTACCGAGTCCTCATCTTGCACATAACAGCGAAGAGTTACGGATAAAAACCTATCCTTGTATCCTCCTGCTTGATATTCTCTAGTTTCGTTTCCTGCGTTTAAATGTACTGCAGGGAACTCTTCTACCTCGTCCCAAAACTTTAGTCGAGGAGATATGTTTTCGTTCAGGTCTGCTAAGTAGCCTCCCGATCCGTCAATGTCTTTTAGCTTATCTACGATTGCGTTAACAATACCTAAGCGTCTTGTTGTAAACTCTCTTTCTGCCATTATACTCTCCGAGTAAAGAATCTGCCTATAGCCAAACCTGCGGCAATCTCTCTTATAGATTGGTCAATAATACGTCTAGGGTCTCGTTCGGGCGTGGCGAGCGAGGGGTCTCCGTTTCCCATCTCGAAAACTCCGTAAGGGCTTTTATCATAAGTAAAACCTATGCTTGGGAAACCTTTTGGAGTTTTTGAAATATCCGTTAATTTTACGCTGTCTGCAAAAGTACCTGTCCTATTAACAAGCATAGGACTATTCATGTTCTTTCTTACTGTTGCGGGCAGCTTAGCGTTAATCATTGCCAACAGTTGAAGGGGCTGTGCTGCAGGTGCTTTTTTTGCTGCAGTTGCTTTTACGCTTTTACGCCTACGCAAACTAGCCGCTGCTTTAACTGCAGGTGTTACCTTAATAGTGTGCTTCTTCTTGCTATGTTTAATCTTAGGGGCTTTACTTACTTTTACGTTTTTCTTTCCTCGGAAAGGGTCTAAAGTTTTAGTAATTGCCTTCTTTTCAAATATCTCTACAAAAGAATCAGAGCCTGGAAGCTCTGCAATAGGGATATTGGAATCTAGTTGTTTAATCGCCTTAAGAAGTGCTTTTTGTAGTTTTTGCTTCCTAGCCCCTGAGATACCTCCTTCTTTTGAGTTCTCTCGTTGGGAGCCTAGACTGACATGAGCAGTATTAGCTTTAGTATCTCTTATGACCTCTAAGGAGATCTTGTTTTTCTTCATAAAAGCACTTAAGTGTTTTTTTGTAATTTCTTCTTCACCTATTAGTGCATTGTTGATAGCGTCTCTAACTTGGGTCTCGATAATTCCCTCTAAATGCTTATGATTCAGATTCCAGAGACTTTTACTTTTTATGTTTGATGTCTCGTTTAGTACTCTCTCTATGCTGCGTATTACAGCTGGAGTTGCTGCGGATAAGTGCTTTGTATACAGTCTTGTTATCTGAGCATACCTATTCTGTCCCGAAGCATCAAAAGTAGCTTCTACTCTTGATTTAGTCTGTCTTTGAAGGGTAACACCTCCAAGTCCTGGCGTTTCTACAGCGTTAATTGACTGAGCAGTATCTCTTATAACTTTATAAAGTGCGGCATCACAGCCTTTTAGTATAGCAGCTACTTCCGCTTTTGATACTCCAGCAAAGTTTTTCTCTACCCGGTCTTTTATACCTTTTCTAAGGGCTCTTCTTGTAAGTACGAAAGTATGAAACTGTACGTTTACCAGTTTTCGATAATCGTCTCCTGTTACCAAAAGCTCGTTGTGGAGTTTTCTCAGAAAATCTTTCTGGCTTTGGACACTCACTTAAAAGTTCTTATACATGTCCAGTACACGTTTAATGTGGTCTGGAAAGCCTACATTACCAGTTTGGCTAGTAGTGTTGCTATTCTGAATACTAGCAGAGGCTAGTGTCTGGCGCTGCTTGTACTCGTCTTTATGATAGTATGTAATTAAGTCAACTATTGCGAGTTTAAGATCTGCAGGTGTGGCGGAGTATCCACCAGTGTAAATAACCTTTACAGAACCTCTACCAGGTTTAAATGCTTTGTCTACGGGGCCCGCTATTCTATAGATGGAGTCCGTTTTAGTGTCTATATAGTAGTCACTATTGTTTGTTAGAACAGTATAAGTATCGGTTGGGTTTGATCTTTCTGATACAGAAGTAACTGCAATTACAGGGCTTTCTGAAAGATGTACGAAGCTCTCTCCATACGTTATATCAAAGATTTCTGTTTTTGCGCTACTAGCGTGGTCTACGAAAGAATTGTTACAATAAGTTTTTACTAATTGACTCACAGAGGTCACTAGAGACTCGAGACGTATGTCATCGCCGTAGCCAGTCAGTTTCATAGCTTCTTTGTAGTCATCTAAAGTTATTAAGTTTGCCATGTTCTATAAGTCCATTAGTAAAAACTTAGGGGAGCGAACTCCCCCTCGTTTCTTACTCTTTTTGCTCTTAGTTTGCGAGGTAATGCAGACCAATTGAAGAAGTCGCGCCTTGGATAGTCTTGAATCCAAGAGATTGACTTGCAATGAATGCAGTACGCTGCTCTGAAGGCTTGTACTCAGTCTCAAGGCTAACGCCACGTAGACGACCGATAAGTGCAGAGTCAGTATTAACGATAACGCCAAACGACTTAGCATCAGCACCATTAGGGATCTGATCACTAACGATAACTGGAGAGCCGAACAACATACCAACTTGACCAGTTACTTTAGTAGCAAGACCACCAACGTCAGTAACGTCTTGGAATTCGCCATCTAACAACAGATCGTAGTATGCATCAGAGTTGATAACATAAGCCAGTTTGTTAGGATCGATACCGTGAACGCCCATGCTTCCGCGAGCTACGTTAAGTTCTGCAGAAGTCAATGCTGTAGAGCCGTCTGCCTGAGCAGCAGTCATAACAAGCTTAGTACCAGAACCGTCATATGAACCAACAGCAGTATCTTTAGTACCACCAGCATCAAGAAGACCAGCAGTTGAACCAGCAGTACCATAAAGGATAGCAGTATCAATAGCCTGACCGTGAGCACGTGCGATAGCAGCGTTGATCATAGGCAGGAAGCTGATGATTTGACCTTCGTCGATGTTGTTGTCGATGTAAGTACCAGCAACTAAACGCTCAGCGATAAGGATCTTGTTAGAGATGTCGAAATCGTCATCACTAATGCCAGTCAGTTCTAGTGAGTTAGCAGAAGCCAACAGACCAGTATTAGTGCTGAAAGTAGCTGGGTTTACTTCACCCAAGAAAGGAACTACTAAAGAGTTAGACTGCATTTCAACTTCACGGAAGAGACCGCCTACTTTAGTTTCCAGACCTACTGCTTGCTCGAAGGCATCAGTATATGCTAGAGAGAAATCAACAGTAGTAACGTTCAGAGCTGAAGGAACAACAGCTGCAGTTTTTTCCATTACGTCTTTAGCATAGGCAGTATCCCAACCTTTACCAGTGATTTTACCTAGGATTTCAGCATTCAAGTAGTCCTGACCGAAATCAGACATGCTCTTCTGGCCGCCAGACTTAGCGAATTCCATTTTGCTGTTACGCATAGCTTCTAGCTCTGCACTTTTCTCAGAAACCTGAGCTTCGTACTTCTTAACTAGAGCACTGATTTCGTCGCCTTTAGCGGCTTCGAAAGCTTTTGTCATGTCAGCTTCTAGAGCTTCAACGCCAGTGGCGATTCCGCTTTCGATTACTGATTTAATTTGTACGCCTTCAGCAGCTTTCGCTTCTGTGGCTTCTTGAGCTGCTTTAGCTACTGCTTCATCAGCTGCTTTTTGCTCGGCTAGCTTCATAGCAATCTTAGCAGCTGTGTCTTCAGCTACCTTCTTTGCAAAAGCTTCCAAGTCGATGTTTTGATTGTCCATTTTGATCTCCTGATCTGCGGAATTAAGTTCCGCGCTTTTCGGTGTGTGGTCACTAGCTATATTTGAAGATATATCTTCGTCCTTAGCCAGAGACTGACCGGCTAGATCTACACGATTAGTGAAAGTTTTTTTGAATTCTTCGTACTCATTAGTTGAGTCGAAAGACTTCGCGAGCGAAAAAGTAGCTGACTGATTGCAGGGCACGGAAACAACCGATACCTCAAACAACTCAGCGTCCTTAATCATTAGTCCATCAGTTTCCTTGATGTAATCTGCGTCCTTGACTTTGAAACCGACGGAAAAGGCTCCAAGGACACCGTCTTTAACAAGCTCAGCAACATTGCCAGGGGCATTTTTGCTGATCTTACATTCGAGTTCTAAACCATTAGGTCCTGCTTTCATACCTGTGGCTCGACCAATTGGTCTGTCATAGTCATGATTAAACAGAATAATTGGATTTTTCTCAAAGTTTTGTAATCCACCTTTTGTCCACGCTTCAGCTGAGATTGTATCGCCTGCGCGATCAAAGTCTGCTGTACTAGCCATACCACGAATCATTACTGACCCGTCGTCTGCTTCTGCGGCTTTAAAAGTAGATGTTAGATTGAAAATCTTATTCATATTATTTCTCTACAGTACTTGCCCCAAATTTTGAAGCGGGTTTAGCCTTTGTTACTGGCTTAACTTTTGGTGCCGGAGCAGTCACTGGTTTAACAGGCGCTTGAAGCGCTGCTGATTGCTCTACTAAAGCCACCAGGGTTTCGTCGGCTCTAAGCTCTGCTTCTAGTCCGGCGTAACGTCCGTAAATTCTTCGTATGGAACTACCAGGTATAGGCATTGAGTCACCTAAGGCTGTGTATTCCGTACTATTATAGAACTTGCCTTGCTTAATAAAATAAGCAGCAAGTTGCTTTTTGAGTTTCTTTCTTTGTATTTTTTTAGTCATAATTAGCTCTCTTCATCCTGTGGCGGTCTGCCGCCTTCGTCTGGGTTTGATGCAGAGCCTGCTATATTTGCTGGTACTCTGATGTCTTCTGCCTCTTCTCTAGTTTCATATCCCAACGCTTCACGAGCTTCGTTCGGGCTAATAATACCGCCATTTACTAGTGAGGTATAATACGCTGCACTATCTCGTAGTTCGGGCTGTAAGGCAGGTACGTTTGTTACGTCTTCTGTTATCTCAAATCCGAAGAATCTTGATAAGCCTGAGTTTAGTTTAGTAACTATAGGTAGTACTGTCTCAAGGTAGTATAAACGCATATTCGGACGAATATTAGCGTTGTTACCTGAGTCTAGTAGAATTGGTGGTACTCCTACTGCTTTTAGAATAATCTTCTCATTGTCTGCGATCGAAGCCTGGAAGTCTAGATCTTTAAAGTTTACATTTGAGATCTTGTCTAAGTCTAGTCCACCATCAAGAATAAGAGGGCGACGTCCGCCACTGTCTGGACGGTAACGGCTCTGCCAAGATACCATCATACGTTCTTTGATTTTATCAGATAAGGTATTCGGCGACTTTAGTACAAGACCGGGAACAGCTCCATTCTTGAAGAAGTTGTCTTGGAAGTCTCTCATTCTTGCCATTAGCTGCATTGTTCTTACTGCAGGTCTTAAGCGGGAGACTCCTCTGTAAGTATCACGAAAAGAGTTTTCTTTAATATGGATAATCTCACTCGGTGAGTAATCAACATCATGATAGCTGTACTTTTCAATGTAGGTTCTTTTATCTCCGTGGATAGTTACTCTGTCAGCGGGCAGATGGTACAAGTGAGCGCCGTCAAAGTAGAGAAACATATTACCGTTTAGCATAAAATCAGTAATTAAGTTTCTTCGGAAAGTATTGATGTCTTGAAATAGGTTGGGCTGTTGAGTAAGTAAAGTCTCTACTTTTGATCTTTTTACGCCTTTTACTACGCCGGGAAAGCCAACAGGCTTAACAATAGTACTAATTGCGGCAGTGTCGTCCACTACCATATTTACGGCGCGATTAACAACCTCTAGTTGTTCGTAGTAAGCTTCGTAGCTCTGGGTAAATTCTCTAGAAGACTCTGTACGATTGCCGATATATTGCTGCCCAGGATTAAGTTTCTCAACTGTATCCGTAGGTGCTGCTGTCTTTTCAAAAGGGTTATACCAAGCCATGTTTTTCTCTTTGAATCTCTACCCAGCGCATTTGTTTCTTTGCAGTCCCTAGCGCAGGGTCTTTGCCATATATTTTGTGAAGGCTTAAGTGGTGTGTATGACACAGTGTTACTGTGTGGTCATATAGCTCAGCATGGTGCTCTTCTATAAAGTCATCTCTGAGTGCCATTATATACTCAGGATTGTGTTTGTTCTTTAATAACCACTGGTTAAGTAGTGGTGTCAAACTATAAAAATGGTGAAAATCAAGTTGTTCTGTTTCGCCACATATCTGACAAGAGGTGCCTTTATCATACTTGGACTTTGCTTTGTCTCGTACATACTTTACTACATCACGTTTTAACTTAGGCATTTTGGTTCCGGTTCTTGATTTTTCAATAGAAGAATTATATCGACTTTAAGGTCACTTGTCAATAACTATTTTTCACTAGGTATCGCTAGAAGGTAACGTTTGCAGTAATAAATGAATAAAGTGCGTAACGAAGTGCATCGGCCATATGCGAGGCATAATTGTGTTTCGGCTTTTCCCTTACTAGATTCGGGTTTGGGTCCCACTGATAAGCATCTACACAGCTCAAAGATTCTTTTGCTTGCTGATCCACAAAGAGTTGGTCCTGGTCGATAATGGCTGCAACATGGCCAATTCCATCGAGGACAGATTTCTTCGCGTTAATAGTTGATATTCCATAGTTCTGCGCGAAATCGAACCTTGTTTGCTGAGCAGCTGAGTCAATATAGATATAATCAATATCCCACTTATCAATGAGTATTTGAATCTGTTCTGCATGTTGGTCTGTTGTCCTTTCACTGTTTAAATATTCATCTAGTAAGTAAAACTTTTCTGTGTCCCAGTCATAGGCAATTACACACATTGCGGTAGGGTCTCGGAAACCGACATCGAGTCCCGCAAATACATCCATTCTCTTAGTGTCAAATTGAGACAGATCTTGTACTTGAGTCTCAAAGTTGAAGTTCCATACCTGCCCTTCGTAAGTGTTAAAATCAGCCTCGTACTCCTGCTTAAATTCAGCTTCTGACATGGACTTACGAGCTTCATCAATATCTGATTGAGACATTCGAGGGTTGTCTTTGTAAGTAGCGCGGATAGAGACCCACTCGGGGAAATCGTCTGAGTAACCTCTATGATAGAACTCAGAGAACCAGTTGTTGCGACCCCGTGGCGTGGAGATAAAGATTGCCTTTGAGTTTGGCTTATCTAGGGTAGGTCGTAGTGCTACGTTGAAAGCATCTCTACCGTCTGCGAGTGCTGCTTCATCAAAGATAATTAGATCGTAAGAACGACCAACACAAGAATCAACTTGGTTTACAGAACCCATTCTAACAGTAGAGCCGTTAGAGATTTCGATAACTTTATCCTTTGCATTATCTTTTGTAACTTCTAAATCAAAGTGCTTAATCAAGTTTCTCTGAAGATCAAAAGAGATCTGAGACAAGGCGTAGTTGGGAGACATAATTAAAATAGTAGAGCCAGGCACTAGAGATACTAGCTGCCCGATGATGTTGGCTATGTATGTCTTACCTTGTCGCCGAGATACAGCGGCACAGACAAAACGATACTTTGGATTGTTGATCGCATTGATAATTGCTATCTGCGAAGGGAGCGGTTCAATTCCCAGCATTTCCAAATAGGAAGGTACTGGGAGTTTAAGAAACCTTGTCTCAGAGCTTAATTCGTGTATCGTGTCGCTTAAAATATCTTTACGGCTTATTTCAACTGCCATTTGTTTCTACCTTATTTCTTTTTAGAAGTGAGTGCTTGTGATGTGAAGAATGCGGCAACGATACCAGCAACAGCAACGAAGTATGTTGGGGCCATATCGCCTAGTGTTTCTTGTGCTTGATCCAAACCTGCTAATGATGCCAGTACTACAGCGAAGGGATAGAGTAACAAACCACCTAGTGCAAACCAGGTCATGTTTCTCTGCGCATCTCGCATAGCGTCTTGATCTTCAAGTTCTTTTCTTTTAAACTCAAGGTACATAGCCTCTTCTGCGCTAGATACCTTGCCGTCTCCATTTGTGTCTGCTGGGTGGAACTTGTCTTCTACCATTTTACTTTATCAGCCCAATATGCTGCGGACATTGGGCCCTTAGCGATATTCTTAGCGTGCCTTGCTTTAAAAGAGCGACGCTTGGCTTTCATAGCCTCTGATTCGCCGGCCTTCGGCTTCCCTGCCGTTTTAGCTCCCTGCTGACCGAACCTGATTGTCTTCACCTTGTCGCCTACTTTGGCTACTACAATGTGAGACTTTTTTGGGTGATTAGGAGTACGCTTTGGCTTATTATAGCCCGATACTCCAGCCCTCTTTACTCTGCCGTTAGTCTTCTTACTTCTTTTTCTTTTTGCTGGCATCTTTCTTCCCCAATCTCATTCTCTGCGCTAGCAGAGACTTAGGAACAGTCTTCCCTTCCTTATACAGTTTTGCGATACGTTTAATGACGCCCGCAAGTTGAGTTCTTTTAGTACCTTTTGTACCACTTAAGTACTTCTTTGGTACTCTCGACTTCTTGTCTTTTGGTACTTTGCGTTTACTTTTTCTTTTTGGCACGACCAGCCCTCTTAATATCATTGTCTTGGGGGTGTCCGCCTTGCATAAACGAGTTTACACGGCCAAAAGCCCATTGAGACATTGATGTTCCAGGACGGGAACCAGACGATAAATATGCGCCTTGTCCGCGACGATAAACTTTAGCTAGCTGCCCATAAGTATATCTTTTACTCTTCTTTGCCTTCCCTCTAAGGGTGGATCTTACAGTAGCGCTTAAGGGTTTAGCACTGCGGCGTTTAGCAGGTGCCTTCTTTTTAGTAGTCTTTCTTTTACGTACGGCCATTAGTAGCCCCTACGTGAACGATTCTTACTTGCTCTTTGACCTCTTTTAGGTTTGCTTGGTTTCTTCTTTGGTTTCTTCTTTGGTTTCATTGCTTTCTGAAAAGCTGCGTGTGTTTTACCTGCCATATGAATTTTTCCTGTACCAGTACCGTGACTATGGGTACCGCTTAAACCTAACCGCTTCGCTGCTTTGAGGGCGGCTGCTTTAGTTTTATATCTCATACTATTTTCCTAACGGATTGGACAGATAGTCCATACCGTCCCAGAGCTCTTGTATCTCACGCTTTACAACTTTTACTGCGCCTTCAATACCTTCCAGCTCTTTGGTCTTTAATTCTGCTCTTTGTACTACGCCTTTCATGGACTCCATTTCTTTCTCGACTTCTACCATACGTTCTTGAATGGCGAGGAGTTTGGTCTGTTGACCCATGATTGTCTCAAGGTTAGTACCAAATGAAGCTAGTTTTCCTTGAAGCTGCGAAATATCATTCGCTTCGAGTTCCTTCTCTATAACAGTAATTTGTTCCTGTAGGGGAGCAACGTCTGGAATCTCATAAGATTCTACCGCTTCAAGTCTGGCATATACTGAGGAAGCTGTCCATATTCCTCCAGCGATTGTAGAAACGAACGCAAGTACAACGGCAATTTGTGCTCCACTAAATCCTACGCCATCAACTTTCATGGCTTAACCTCACACTTTTCTCCAGCAAAGAAGCAGCTGTTTTGTGTAGGGCCTTGTAAGTAGAAATCGCTGTTACTTCCTTCAAGAAGAATATCTGAGCGTGAAGCCATGATGTTAATACCAAAGAAGTCTGTGCCATTTACAAAGACTGCGTACCCTTGGTTCTGAGCTGCAAAGTCTAGAAGTACTGCACTCGAATTATGTACGAAGGAGAGGTTGTTTGCTGCGTCAGTAAATCGTACGCCTGCTTGGTCTGCTCCATCTTGTAAGTGCTGTACTGCATCGCCATTTGAAGCTACAGCAAGGTAAGCTGCGGCATTTGCTGCATGACTTGCTATATCGTCAAGGCTAGTATTATAAGCCTGTACATCGTCTTGTGATACTGTAAGAAGCTGTTCGTTGGTTGATACGTAATCTTGAAGGTCTTCTTGCTGTTGAATATTGTTTGTCTGCTGAGCTTCAACTGCCATATCAGCAATCTCCACTACAGATACGAGAGCTACGGTAGCTTCTGCAAAGGTATCGATAGCCTCATTCATTAAATCAAGCTCTACGTGCCCTTGGTCATTTAAAAACTCTTGAGCAGTATAAGCCGTAAAGTTTGATATGCCTTGAAGTGCGTTATTATAAGCATCTGTCTCTGCTGATGAAATCTGAGCATCTGTCTGCATGCCAAGCGGTGCTATACCAAAGTTGGTAGAGCTCATAACAGTAGCTGCACCTACGTACTGAATACCAAGATCAAGTTTATTTGCAATAGTACTTGAAGCATTTACTAAGTTATCGAGCTCATTCGCTGGTGCGGAAACGCTCGCTAATAGACATGCCGTCGCTAGAATCTTCTTGTTCAACGTTCTCTTCTCCTATCCCTAGTAACGAATTGTACCAGAGTTGCTTGGCAGTAAATTTAGGCTTTGAAACGTACTCAGGCTTGATCGGACATTTAAGATATGTTTTCTTCTTGTCGCAAACCCGTCTTTCTTCTCTACCATTCTTTACTTCGCCGTAATTCGGAATATAAAGTTCCGGATTACTTTTCATCATTAAGTAAGCTCTTTTGCCTACAATTAGTTTTCCTCTTGTTAAAATTGGACACGGGGTGCCTGATATAAACATCGACTCCCATACTTTGTTATCTTCACACATTCTTGCTACTGCTGCGACCTTCATTCCAAGGTCTGATAATACTTTTGAATCTCGTCTACGGTTACAGTTCTGATCTTCTACGAACCTACCACCAGACATTCCGAGTATCCCCGAAGAGATAGAGCCAGAAGCACCTTGAAGGCACGTTTCGACCCCGTTGGCCATGTAGGAAGGCGCTATTGCTGACGGAGGTGGAATAGTTCCAGAAGAACCAGCTCCATTATAGTTGTTAGTCTCGGAAGAAGACTGGGACTCATTGTTACTATTTACTGTCGAGTTCTCAGCATTCGTATTTAACGAACCATCCTGAGAGGTGTCAGCAAATGCAAAACTAGAAACTAGGAGTAATAAAGCTAGTCGCATTACATCGTTGCTAAAGTAACGATTACACCGGCGAGGAACAAAATAATTGTACCACCAAGTGCGACAAACCGCCCTTCCATACGACCTAAAGAGGATTCTATTCCTTCGAGTCGTGTGAACGTAGTTTTCCAGCGTTCTTCACACTGTACTTCATGCGTACGTAGTTCAATTTCTAGCCTATTCTGATCCATTTAAAAGTTTTTCCATTAACTTACCATAGTTTCCTTGACCGAACGGGACTTGCTCGTTGATCTGGACATTGGTTTGGTTCTTGATATTGCCGTTCTCAGCTTTTAATATGTCAGCTTGGGCTTTAATCTCATCCATCCGCATTTTATGTGCCATTAGAAGTAGATCTGCTAGGTCTTTACTAGAGTATACGCCAGATTCCTGGGCTTCTTCCAGTTTAGATGCAATCATGTCGTCTAATAGGCTTCCGATGTTATTCTTGTTTCGATACCCCATGTCTAGGTAGACAGTATCGATATACTTCTTAACTTCGCGTTTGTTCAGTAGTTCTACTACCGTTTGTTCAGGTACCTGAAGATACTCACACACGCCTCGGATGTTTCCGAATTGTAAGTAACTATTGGCTATCTCTAGCCCTTCAGGTGAAATTGTAGTTAATTCTTTTGCCATGCTAGAGATTATACTGAAAATGGGGTTTGTTGTCAAGAAATATTTTTGAGGAGGTACATATCAATAACCTCTCGAAGAAGTGAATAATTTATGAAAATTTTTGAAAATTTTTGAAGATTGGTGTGGGGGCATCGTGGATGGGCAAGTCTTTTTTAGTTGTACACCGTTAAGCATTACTCAATTTACTTGAGTCGTACGTGTGGGGCAGCGTGAGCGTGCACCGCTTTGGTGCGTCTCTTAACCGCCCTGCCCCATGTTGGTGCGGCTGGAGGGCAGACAGGGCAAGGGGTGCAGGGCATGCACTCTGTTGGTGCGGCGGGTAGGTATACCAGGTGCCCCATCGTGGTGCATCGCTTTGGTTCTAAGGAAGGGCGGGCATATAACTTTTTGTTCTAAAAAATAAATAAAATAAATGCGAAAAAAGCTTGACGGGTTCGCCTATCGTGCTATAATAGCACCTCATTAGACGGAAAGAGAAGGGCTTGACATGAAAGAATTTATCGCAATCGCATTCGGATTTGTTGCTATCGTGCTCGGAACTATTTGCGTTATGGGGCTTGCATTCTCTGCCATACTAATGTTATAATAAATTTCAAACTTAATAATAAAAGGCTATAAAAATGACTGATTCTAAAACTGTAAACTATACTCCCGCAATGCTCGCAACTCTAAAAGCCGCGGCTCCCGTTGACTATGCAAAAGCTCAAGCGCTGGCAATTGAACTCGATAGAGGCGTGCGATCTATCATCGCAAAATGCAAACGTGAGGGCGTAGAATATATCTCTAAGCCCGCACCAGCAAAGAAAAAAGCCGCCCCATCTAAAGCGGATATGGTCGCGGCTATTTGCGCGGCAACTGGCGCGGATGATCTGACCGGACTCGAAAAAGCTACCGGTTCGGCTCTAAATAATCTTTTATCATCGCTTGCATAACTGGGGAAAGCCCTGTATAATCAGGGCTTAACCAATGGAGAAAAAAATGAATAACACTACTGCTACTGCTATCGGATACGTCGGCGCTATCATCATGGCTTTCTTTTCCTTTACAATGTTGCCCGCCCTTGCAATCCTTGGGCTTGTGTTGCTAACGGTTCAGATGGTATACTCTCGCATCTGGAACCTTGTAATCCTTAACTTAATATCAATCGGCGGATTCTCTGCCCAATTTATAGGCGCGTAATTATGATTAATAAGACTTTTATTTTCGATCTAGATCACACTGTAATCGACTCAAGCCACAGGCAAATCACCCTCGCAGATGGTTCCCTCGATCTTAATAACTGGATAGAAAATTGCACGCAAGAAAAAATTATGGCTGATACTTTGTTGCCACTGGCTCAACACTGGCGCACGTTTCAAGCCGCTGGCGCTGAAATTGTCGTTTGTACTGCCCGCTGTATGGGTGAACATGATCACGCTTTTCTATCTGATCACGACCTGAAAGCCTCGGCTATTCTCTCCCGTCCTTTCGGTTGCACTGATGCTGATGCGGATTTAAAGGAGAATCTTTTGCGGGATTATGCTCACAATACTGACAGATCTTGGGCACGCTTCTCTCGCGATGCGGTAATATATGATGACAACCTGAGCGTACTTTTACGCCTTGACTCCATAGGCATTACCGGATACAATGCAATCTCAATCAACTCAATACTAAAGGCGGCATAACATGAGACACTTTTATATAATCGTAGACACTGAGACAACTAAACGCGGCACTGTAGCAGATTTCGGAGCGGTAATTGTAACTAAACAGGGTGAGATTGTAGAGCGGTTTGGTTCAATGGTTCACGGGCATTTTGGGGTTTTGCCTTTATTCTCTGATCCCTCGGCGAACCCAGACGCCTTCTGGTCAGAGCAATCGGCACAACGTAGAGCTAAAAATTATGATGCTATGCTGGAAAGCGGCGAACGCTCAATTGCCTCGCCTCAACTGATTAACCAATGGCTGCAACGTGTGAACGCTCAATATTCGCCGGTTCTGACCGCTTACAATCTACCCTTCGATCTAGGCAAATGCCGTAACACTCGCATCGACCTCGGTATTTTCAAACAGAGCTTTTGCTTACTGAAGGCGGCCAAAAAGCAGATCGGCACGCTGGCGGAATATCACGACTTTTGCAAGACCAATAATCTTTTGACCGCTAAACTGCGCGCGCCTTCAATGACTGCCGACACAATGAGCAAATTCATTTTTGGTATTGATCTAGAAGACGAACCCCACACTGCTTTGGAAGATGCACAATTCTATGAGGCTCCGATTCTGACCAAAATCCTCGAATCGGTCACCCGCAAGCAACTACTGGAGCTAGGCAAATGAGCATTTTATCCCTGAGAATGAAGGCTTTAATTGTTTTACCAATCTCGCCCATATGGATTATGGGCGCTTTAATCTGGGAACACTGGGACGATGTTGCAGACTGCTACGCGGATATTTTCAAGGCGATACGCGGGACGAGCGCCCAGCAGCTAAGAGACCAGCACCAACGGGCAAAGGACAAGGTAGAGCGAGACTTAAAGGAACTGAAAAAATGAGCTATATTTGTTGCAAAAATTGTAATCACGGACTACCCTGTTATTTTTACCCTAAGAAAAAGGAACAAACCAAATGAGCATTATACCTGAGACTGAGGCGGAACTGATTCGCCTCAAAACGCAAATGGAAGTTATCAGAACCATTTGCCCGCTTTTGGCAATTGTTTTACAGATAATTATTTTAACCCAAATCTTCTAGCACAGGTAAATCAGGATAGCAAATTTATTTTTTCCTAGCACAAAGAATCTCAAAATGCAAATTTTGGGATTTTTTGCTATTTGCAGAAAAATAAAAATAAATGCAAAAAAAGCTTGACTTTTGTTTTAAAATCGGCGCGGTCGCGCCAATACCACACGACTAGCATATGCTAATGCGCCTCGAATACGAATAAAAATGCCCAAACAGGTTGCTATAGTCTATATTTTGGCGCGGGGGCGCCAGTAGTAAGTCAACGACTTATTAAGCATGGGCCTCAAAAACGTGTGACCAATTAAGGAAAGTTAGTCATAGTCTATTTTCGGTGCGGAGGCGCCAGTAGTAGTGCGACGACGATTTCCCGTCGGATGCTCAGCGCCGATTATAGTGCAGTTGCGATGCGATGTCAAGTCTTTTCTGTGACCCCGAGCAAATTCGGGCAAGTAAATGAAATTTCCTGCCAAGGCGCCGATTATACAGTACTCCAGCGACGCTGTCAAGTACTATTTGGGAGCATGCGGCAAATTCGGGCAAATAAAGGAAGTCTCGTGATAACCGTAGCGGGTGTGGGGAGATTGGGGCAGTGGCGATATAATTTTAGATAATTTTAGATGATTTGGCAAATAAATCTTGACTCGGTGGCTCGTTCGGCCCCCCGGAATTAAAGTGCGTTTGCTTACCTTCTTTTTCCGAAAGTTGTTGACAACCCCCTTGTACGGGCGTATAATACACGCATAAACCAAGAAAACAACAGAATTGAGGAAATACCATTATGAAAGCTCCAATAGCAATGTTTGACATAGCAGAAGGCGGATTTACTTTTTACAACAAAGAACAGTGGGCTGTAGCTTTAGCAGAGTGGCGTAAAGAACTAAGAGCTGATGGCCTTGATGTGGACTACTTTAACGAATACGATCTAGTAGAGACAATGTTTGGTGACGAGGTATTTATCGAAGAGATTCCACAAAACATAGTTTAATTCTTGACAGATTGAGGAAATACCATGATGAAAGATCCAATAGACATAGCAGACAGTGAATTTACTTTTTACAACGAAGAGCAGTGGACTGTAGCTTTAGCAGAGTGGCGTGCAGAACTAAAAGAGTATGGTGATTCCGTAAACCACTGGGACGACTACGATATAGTAAAGATGGTCTGGGGTGAAGGGGTATTTATTATGAAAACAATGCAACGAGATTCCACAAACCATATTTTAATTCTTGACAGATTGCCCAAATGAACGTATAATACATTTATAAACTTAAAAACAAAAAGCATTTTTCGGGAGAAAAAATTATGACAGAAGTATCAAAGAACTACACAGAAGAGATGGTTGACGCTATGGTTGCAGACTACCAAGACAACCCAACCCAAGAAACAGTTGCAGCTCTATCAGAAGAGTTCAACAAAAGCACAAGATCTATCGTTGCTAAGCTAGTGCGCGAAGGTGTCTACAAAGCTCCAAGCAAGGCTGTAAAAGCTAAGGTTGCAGTTGTTCGTAAGGCAGACCTCGTAGCCACTATCAACGAAGCACTTGGTGTAGAGCTTGATACTCTCAGCAAAGCATCTAAAGCTGACTTGGAAGTGCTAGTAGCGGCAATTGCTAAGTAATGAAATACTGGGAACTAAAAGAGGAATTTGATAATGGTAAGTGAATATAGAAAGCACGAATTACCCTACATATTTGATCTGCTGTGGGACGTAAAAACTTATAAACAAGTCGAACGAATAGCAAAGTTTGAAGCTGATTGCTCGGACGCTCATCCGTATGACTTAGTTGAATTATTTCAGGAAGAAAATTTAGAGATTCCGGAGTGCCTTAAAGGATTTGCTAAGTAATGAGATTCTATATTGTACGAGATACGTACTACTTTTATAAAGAAAACGAGACAGCAGTGTTGGCATTATCAGCACTGTTTATCTTCCCACTATTGATTGGAGTAGCTAGATGCCTAGATTTAGGATAGATATGCGAGTAACAGAAATACATGGCTATACTGTGGAAGCTGAGAGCATGGAAGCTGCAGTAGCTAGGCTCTATGAGGAAGATCCAAAGCCTGATTATATTGCTACAGAGAGCTGGGAAGTAGAGCAGATCGACGAGATGATGACAGACAAAGATTACTATGATGGTAGAAAGGAATTTATTGAGAGCCATGAAAAAATAGTTCTTGACGAGATGGTTAAAAGTTAGTATAATATCATTTCAAAGAGAGAAAAACCAGTATAGATGCTTGATTGATAAGCTACATTGCAACCCACCTGATACAGGAACGAGCGTCTAACTCGTGTGTAATGTAGTTTTAATATCGCGGGAATGCTGGTACTGCCTACCTCTACTGAGGCAGTATAAAGTGTATGGCGTAGAGGGGCTTACATAGTTGTGCCGAACAACGTGGGTTTGTCTTATGTAGGTATTATGTTATCCCATTCCTAAAAATCATAGCCGAGGTGCTGGATTGTAGTCCAGTTGATTGTATAGCGAGGCGGTCTATCTTTCACCCTAATTCTGAATCAGTCATTCTGAATCCTTTATGCCTCCTTCTCGGGGGCATCTTTTTGTCTGAAGTATACATATATGTTGACTATTTTTAATAATTGTATACATATATGTTGACAATCTTTTTTCAGCACCTCCTTAAAAAATTCTTGACAATTTGTCCAAACCTCCGTATAATACTCGTATAAAATCTAATTAGGAGTAAACTATGAGCAAGGTATTAGAATTTCCCACTATAAAAGTAGTCAGTGAGATTATGAAAGATGAACTGCTTTTGAGTATGCAATCCCTCGAAGAAAACTATCAACTGCTCGACCAACTACATCAAGGACTCCATGTAATGGAAGAGGCTACCTCTAAACATGAGGAGGCGTATAACGCAATGGTAAGTGAGTATATAGACCTAGTAGGTATTGAGAATGTTCAAGTAGACATCTTAGAGTATAGTACAGCGGCTCTCGTAGAGATTGATGGAGACGGACATAAAGTAACAGACACTAGGAGTGACGACGAGTGAAATTAAAAGATGATGTACTAGAAAGATTTGAGAAAGGCGAGACAATATATGATATTGCAGAAGACTACAACGTAACTGCGCAAGCAGTATTAGAATTACTAGGATTAGATGAGAACCCGTGGCACTATGATTAACTATACAGAAGAACAAACAAGACTAATGGTGTACTGTTATGTAACTAAACCTACACCCGAAACAGTACAGGAATTAGCACTAGAGTTTGATAAGAGTACTAAGTCCATAATTGGCAAACTATCAAGAGAAGGAGTATACAAACGTGCAGTTTATACGAACAAAAGTGGTGATGCCCCTGTCACGAAAGTGGAGTTGGTTACTAACATCGCTGAGAATCTGGGGCTTGAAGTTGAGGATATACTTGGTATCGTTAAAAGTCCGAAGGCTGCTCTCCAAGCGTTGGAACGAGCCACGGGGACAGAACGAGAAGGATAAGACATATGACTTTAGTGGAGACAGAAAGAAGTAAGTTAGATTGGAAGTTCTGGGTGTGTAGTGGAACTGGATTCATAGTAGTAGACTATGGCGGTATAACCTGGGATACTGTATGGGTTCCTAAGGATGCAAGGGAATACTTTATGAACAACTATGGTAAGATTGTGAGGTAATTATGAGTGAGAATGATTTTTGGGTTGTATTTGCACTTCTAACAGTAGTTTGTTTTCTATTAGATAGTTGTGGAATGATGTAGCTGCGGGGATAATGCGACAATAACTCTGGTCTAGAAATAGGCTGGAGTTTTTTATCGACTAAAGAAAGTGAGGACAAGTTGTAGTTCTGCTAGTGAAAGCACATACAATTGTCATAAATTGAGGGAAAGGAATACGGGTCAGAACGACCATAAGCGAATCGGACACAATTTGGCTCTTAGAGCAACCGGAACAAATATTAGAGTTATAGCAATTTGATGATTACAGGTCTCTTAGACCCGTTGTTATTACTCGTTAGTAATGTTTGGTTATCGTTGTCATCAACAATTGATCATAGATCTCGTAGTTAAAACACAGTATATGTATAGATTCAGATAAGTCAGTTAAATATAGAGATAACACAATACCAACCCCCTTCCACTTTGTTACAGGGGTTTCTTGTAACGTCATCTCAATTCAAACGATTATCTTTTAGAAGAGAAGAAGTATTGTTTTGATCTTGTTGTTGATCATAGTCATTAAATTATGGTTTATTATATCACACAATTTAAGATCTGTAAAGGTCTATTTTTTGCCCACCTCCCTTATCTTATAATGCTTTCAAAAAGTAGGGAATGATAGTTGGGAATTATAATTTATTTTTCTAGCCTCACATCAGGATTGTCAAGGGCGTAAAAAAGCCCCCAAGGTTGCGCTTTGTGTAGAGGCGTGAGGGCTATGTTTTAGGGCATTGGTTCGTACTTACTTTTTATCCGTTGCTCTAGCTCACATTCAATGCTATAGTTCTGAATAGACCTGCGGGTCATTGCTAGACTGTATAACTCCTCTTTGAGAGGTGCTGTAGCTATCTCTTCTTCTAACCTTTCCTCAAACTCAGTATCCTTAGCTAACCAATCACTAGCAGAGAGTAGGTTCATTTCATATTGATAAGGTTGTCCAGCATCAATATATTGTCGTACAGCCTCGTGCCAGACTTGGTAAGGCTCATGCTTAACACCATAGTGAAGAAGTCGTATCCTTAGCTCGTCCTGATTAGTATCAAGTGTCTTAGCTGCGAGCTTTAGAGTGCCTGCGTTCAATACAGTTTGAAGTACTTGTTGCTTTCTTACTTCTTTTATAGTAGCCGCTTCACTAATGCGTTCATCATGAATTCTAGTCATAGATGACCGCCTTGATATCGTTCAGGTCGATAAAAGTAAGGGTCTCCTCGTCTACCTGAACATTGTCAGTACCCGCATACTTGCCAAAGATAATAGTATCTCCAACTTCGATGCCCTCAATACCAGTACCTACAGCTCTTACTTCACCTTGAGCAGGTACGTCTTGCTGGCTGTGAGTAAGAATAATACCACCAGCGCTAGTGTCCTCGATCTCTTCCCTTTTAACAAGTACTCGATCTCCAATTGGTTTAACTCTCATCACTTTCTTCCCATTCATCTTTAATAAAATCAGCAAAACGGCTGATATAATCTTTCTTCGACAGTACGGGGTCTCCTACACTGTCTCGCTCAATACAGTTCTCAATCCATAGTTTCTGAACGAAGGTATCATAGAGTGTCATTTAAGGATCTCCAACGCCTGAGCTTTGAATTCCTCAACACTCCAGCCTTGATTGTAGTTGCCTGCTACTGCTTCTTTAATGTTCTTATCATTAGCTTCCTTAGAAAGAATAATGCTATCTCCAAGATGACGCTGAGCAATCTCAAGACCATCACCTTCCATAACTACCTCATGTGCCCAGGTAGGGTCATCACTCTCTTCCATAGCTACTAGGTATGTATTGTGGAAAGTGCTTACTGTATCTACCATGTAGTATTTGATCATGTTCTTTCCATCTCCGCTAGTTTTCTAACCGCTACAAGAAAATCATGCTGACCAACATAGACGTAGCTACGGGTGATCCACATCTCGTCTGACGCTCGACGACCAGAGACACGAAGAACGAAGCCGTTCTCTGCCATCTCAAAGTCTGCCTTCTCATCAATTACTTTAAATTCTGCAAACATTCTTAAATCTCCTGTGGTAGTATAAATTGTACTAAGTTTGGTGGCTCGTAGTTCGGGCCTTTCATTACCTTGCCATCTTCGCGGTAGATAGGTCTGCCATCTTCACCAAGTTTAGTCATATTGCTACGGTGAACTTCTTGATAGCAATCATCGAGATCAATACCAAAACTGTGTCCAGCCCCGTAAGTAACGTAAAGAATATCAGTAAGTGCGTCAGCAATCTCTACAATATCTCCAGCAGCGAGAGCAACCGTAAGCTCTTGTACTTCTTCTTGAATCAAATCAAGTCGCAGGGCTGCGAGGCTATAACCGGGAACAGTGGGGCGGTGCAGTACTTCTTGACCGAATGCTTCCATAAAGTCACCGGCCTTCTCAAAATTGCTTATTGTAATCATTATGTTATTCTCTTTAGTAAGTCTTTGCCTTCTTGGGCAGGGTAATCGTATAGTTGTATATTGTCGAGGAAGTAAAGAATCTCGTCCCAGTGTTCGAGGCTTACTGTCCTAGCATCGTGTGTTGCTATGAAGCCGCCATCTGTCATAGCATCCCGCATCAAATTCATTGAGTTAGTAAGCATTTCTGATGCAGAGTCAATCACTTGCTCTTTCAGTAGCTCTTCTTTGTTTTCAGTTACTTGGCTAAAGATAGTGTCATAGTTAGCTTCAAACTTCTCTTTGTCTCCAGGCCGCTGTTTACTGCCCTTTCCACCATGTGTTCTCATCGTATTAAGTCACTCCACTTACGTAATTTTTCATATTTAGCTGCGGCGAATTCAGCTGCACGATCAAACTCTACTAAACCATACTGGTCGAGGAGATCTGTCATGCAGATTAAGTCACCTGTTTCATGTGCAAGATTTGACATATGCTCATGCTCTTTACCAAATCTTAGTATCTTTGAGCAGGCTTGGACGAGCTCACCTGCTTCTTCCATTGTAATGACGAGAAGCTCTATCTCGCCCTGTGTTAGTTTATTAGATAGCATCCTTACCTTCCTTGTACAGATCATAGGCAGAAAAAGCTAGTAAGCCAACACCTATGGCAGTGAGTATCCCAACATCAAACGAGATGCCTACTACAAGATTGAGGATACCAACGCCTGCAGTGTTTAGAATATTACGATTATAGTTGCTCATTACCAAATCTTCCCAGAGTTAGTTTCTGCATCTGTGATCTCATAGTCAGCGTGGTCTACAATCTCAATAGATTCGGTTGCATCAAAGTGAAAGCCTACAGCCTTGAGAAAGTACTCGAACTGCTCAAGCATATCATTGCGTGACATATCTTTAGTAACGATAGAATACTCAACAACCACATCTGGCGAGCTGCGGAATGGACATTCGTAAGGGTATGAAGTGAATTTGTAAGATGGGTTTGACATTTTTATTTTGCTCTCTTTGTTTAGTTTATGCGGATATTATACTAGCCTTTGGGTTACTTGTCAAGAACTTTTTTTATGTCCTTCTTAAAAATAGTCCAGTCTCCACTGTCGTTCTTATACCAAATAATTTCTGAACCAGGAATAAGTTCTAGAGTATCACAAGCCCACTCAGGAAGCTCAATGGCTAGGTTCCCTTCTTCATCTTTAAATACTGTTGTTAGTCCCATAGTGTTTTCTTTATACGATAAAATTTAGGAAGGCTTTGAAACTAAAGTATATCACAAAAGCCCATGTAACAAACGCAGCGTATGCAATAATATCGTCTAGCATCAGTCCCATAAGCTCTCATAGTACTTGCCAAATAAAAGGAAGCCTTTAGTGATTCTGTCCTGGTATTCTTTTCGTGCATCCCAGTCGCAACACCAAGTATGTTTGTCACCCCAGACTACTTTGGAATAACCATTGCCCATGTCTTCTGTTCTTAGATCTGTTGTGCCACTAATGAACTGATCTTCCCAGTCTTCAAGTTTGCTACTGAATGCAAAGATCATTTCGTCGAGCGCCCAGTACCATGCTTGATGATGGAACTCATCAACATCACCACTCTTTGTGTCAGGTAGTGTGCCAACTAAGTTTTCAGGACGATCTTCCAACTCAACAAAGGGTGAGCCATGAGTACTATCACGAAGCTGAACTAGCATCGGCACAACGATGTGTGCAAGCGTTTCATCCATTGACCACGTATCATGCTTATCAATCTTCACATATTGACTGTTTTTTGTAATAATTGCTTTCATAGCAGGTTCGCTGGGCTGCTAAGCCATGTTTTGCTAGGTTCAAGAGTAAGAAATAGGCCACCGTCTCGAGAGCTGATCTTCAGTACTTCTCTACCTTTGATAACACTTCCAACTTCGATGTATGGGCCACCGCTTGGGTCACACATACCGAGATCATCCATGTCAATATTGTCTTGTCCCTTCTTGCCTCCAAGTCTCCAGTATTCGAGATCGCCCATGATTTCAAAGATATTGTCCTCTCTCTCTTCGAACCAGTACTTGTTTCCATATCTATTTACATATTTCTTCATCGTTTTCTCCAGTAATTAGGTGAGCAGTTTCGAGACATACTCAGGTCAGTCCTAAGGTAGTTAGGACATTAAAAAACGAGTAACGATGAGATTGCGATTCTCAAATCGAATTACTGACACCGAGGTGTACTCTCGTCAAACCATTCTATCTCATGGCCAGTGATATCTTCAAAGTGCTGTATTAGCTCTTCATATGGTACTAGCTGAGAAGACGCGAAGGTATCGAGATATTCAGAGAGTAAGTGCCAAGATTCGGCACTCATAACACCAAGACCGTACTCAGACTTACCACCCCAATACTCTTCTTCACAAAGACCATAGATGTCTATACGACCACATGAGTATGACTCTAGAAAGTCTTTGTACTCAACAACAGGTAATATCTCACCGCTTGTCTTCTTCAACACATACGGT